GTAATACTGATACTACCCCCGGCAACGATATCATTAACACCACCAAATGTGAAATTGTGCAACTTTAGGTTAGTAAAAGTTGGGTAGAAATCTACCTGACTCACTTGCCCAACTGTGGTGTAATCGTTTACATTCGTAACACCAGGATCGTAGTAGTGGAATGTTGCCCCCTGTGCGGGGAATCCTCCATATGTTGGACCAGTAACATCAATCGAAACTAGTCGGTGATATGCAATTTCGATAACCTTGTCTTCGATTCGCAGATCATTAGAGTCTATGTTCGATGCAGTCCCCTGAACGCTAAAGTTACCGTTGATACTTACATTACCGTTGAATTGGAATCCTGGTGGTAAGTAAACGGTTGGCGGCAAAATATGTTGTGCGCTGATTCTCTTCGGAGTGCCTGCGCCTGACCCTAAACGATTGTCTAGTGTATCACTTACGATGAACCAATCGTTATTGTTAGGAAACGATGTGAGTGAACGGTTTGCGACAATAGCATCAGAGAATCCAGTTTCACCGAGTGTCAACATGTTCGACACATCGATCATTGTGTGGTTTAGATAGTAATTTGGTGTTAGTGTAGTGCCAACACCAATACCCGGTCCAGGCCAAACCTTCAGGGTTATAACACCATTGGTATCACCATTCACACAGGTTGAGTTGAGAGTAAGACCACCATCAGTCTGCCCGACATTTACATCATAAATTTGGAGTGGGTTGATAGCGTCGATGATCTCATTTGTTCTGTCGTACCATGTGTGAAATGTGTCCGACAGGACAAGATTTGAGATGTTAATCAGGTCGCAATTACCGGTGCAGGAGCAGGACATTATGGCTTCTTCCTCAGTTCTTCTATGATGGCACGGAGTTCCGATACCTCTAGTTCTAGCCTATTTAGTCTATCCTTTTCGGCTTGAATCTTTCTAATTCTATCCTCGTATGCCCTTATAGCATCTGTATCAACAGACAAGATGGCATTTGTTTTAGTGTCTCTCACCATCTTGTTGTTTTTTACAGGGACTCTCATGTCGCCACCAGTCTGAGATTCTTGATTCTGGGTAGAGAACGAGGATCACTTGGTAGAGTGGATGTGCAAGATGAGTACATTACTATCTTTATCGCAAACGCTCTAAACTTGGCAAGGTTTAGCCCATCACTCGTATACAGAACCTCACGGAACTCATCTGCATTCTGTGAATACGCAGAATCTGTGGTGGTCAGTTGAGTGTAACCTATGCTGCTGAAGTCGCCCTCCCCGACTGGAAGCGGTCTAACAAAAACCTGAATACTTGAATCATAAGGATTGCATAGAGACATTTGCACATGAACATTTGTTGCTTCAAATCCAGGCTCAAGTGTAACTTGCTTCGTGATGTACCGAGCCGCACTTGGGGCTGTCGCACCAAGATTCGTTGGGAACAACTCACGGTTAGTTGCAACAACAAAGTTATTGTTTACCTTATTCTCTACAACAAGATAGTGAGATGATTCGACATCTAAAGCAGGAGATGCATAAGTATTTCCTATCAAATTGGCACGAACTTCGGAGAACTTTGCGGTTCCCATGTTTCTTGTAGTTCTTGTTGTCGGACGATCAAGATTCTTATTTGGCTGTGCTGCAATGAACGACCCTCCAACATCACCAAGAAGCCCTCTTTCACTGAAAGACGATGATGTATTTGAGGGTGTGATATAGTTCATATTCAGTCTCATCATATCAAACTGAGTATTCGAACCATATGACTCATGCTTATTTTCATACTTCACATAACCTGACTGTGGAGAGAACTTACAGATGTAAACAGAGAACTTCAATGAGTCCGTATCTTTCTTCGTTAGGTTGCCTGTATTTTGTGGCAGGAACATACTGCGTATTGCAGGCTGCTTCGTTGCCTTCTGAATTGGATCACCTTCACTCAAACGAATCAGATTGTTTCCGACTGTAGCACCGAATACAATGAAATCGCTGCTGTTTGTTACGAGTGAAATTGCATACTCTCTGCCAGGTAAGAGGTAAATTGGACTTGAGAAATCAAATGTCGTTTCTGTCGATCCATCCTCGGTTGTTGTAATACCTGAAGAATACAGAGTCTTCTGACCAAATGGCATGATCTTTGATGGGTGAGGATATCCATTCTGAGTTGGTTTAATTACCAAGGTAATCGGAACATTTGAATCACTGTCTTTGCCTGCGAATGCGACTCCAACTGTTTTGGCATACACACCATCTGGATACTTGATGGGGTCCACATAGAATGTCTGACTCATCGGTTCCGTGAATCCGAAGAAATCGGTGGACAGCAGTTCTGTTAGATTAGATTGAATCTTATTAGATTTAGTCGATCTGCGACGGACGGTAGCGGGGCGAGTTGCGAGTATTTCATCTTCGGGAAGTGTATCAACGCCACCCGCAGAGTTGAATATAGCGTCTGCTGCCATCGTAGTTTCTGAAACTGTATTTGTGCTGCTATCTGTGATTCTAACAACACGGCGGCCAGTCAAGAATTCATTCTCAGTATCTTGACTCATGATATACTTAAGGTTACTAATCTCTCCCTTTTCACTAGTAAATTGAGATCCACCAGTGCAATATGCTGTGATGTCAATATCATCAACGAACACATAGAACTTTGTGTTTGGTTTAAGACCATAAGCATTCATGGTTATAGTATTGTCTCTCATGTAAGGAACCACATCCTTGCGAATGATTTTTGAGACTGACTTTCTCTTGATGCCTTCAGGAACACCCGACTTGAATGTGTTTCCAAGACTGAGACCCTTAGTTCCAGCAACAACCGAATTCTTGGTGTCAACAATGTTTGGCTTCGTGTTTGCTTCACTTGCAACTTCACGGCCATACCAAATCGATTCCCAATCATTCCATTGAGTTCCGAATCCATCACCTGATTGCCATGCATCATTTTCTCCATCGACATTCACTTTGACTGACGGAGTAAGCCCCGTGTCAAACCAGAAATCGCAAGAAGGAGACAGCATTAATGTGCCAAGATAATTGAATACACTAGATGGGTTTATGGTATAAGTGTTTGTGGCAAGTGGCTGAACGATTTCTGCTTGCGTAGTGTAGTTCAATGTCACGATTCCGTCACCTGATGTAGTCAGGCCGGAGATTTCAGTTGGTCCTGTGAGGGCAAAGACCCGAGATACGAAGGGAGGACGCAACTCATTACGCTCAAAGTCCACAGATGCAGCGTACATCGAATTTGTAACATCTCCAATATTATGTCCCTTGAACTGATCGACTAGAATGCCCTTCTTCGGAACTTCAATGTTGTTTACATCGACAATTGATATCGATTTGGCTTCTTGTTCAAGAAGAGTCAGGGTAGTGTAGTACTCTACCGCTTCGATTCTCTTCTCAAGTTCACCGATATCCCGCATCGTATATCGCTTGTTCTCGACAAAACGAACTGAAACATCTTTCTTGTCGAATGTGTAAGGATTGACTGTCACCGAATACAATGTCATTGAGTTCGGGTCATCCGGTGGAGACTGTGCATCCAGACTTGGAATTCCCTTAACAACTGAGAATGTTCTGTCTCTATTCAGAACTATCTTATCAGTTCTTGGTAGATAATGTTGATACCAGAATAATTGATCATTCGCTGCTGTATTTACAGGGAACCAAGGATAACCAACCACATCCCCGCTAGGACCACGATCAGGTCTAAAGTCAATTACATCTGCGAGGTCGTATATCTTGCCGGTCGTTCGACTTGAGTACTTCGGAATGTCTGAGTATGGAGATGGGTAAGAGTCAACTGTGAATGGTCCACGGTTTCCTGCTCTCTCGTATCTCTTGATTGTTGCTTGGAATGGTCCTGTCACGCCCGTGACACCGGCAAGTAGAGTGAGTCTTGACCAATCATACAAGTTATCTCTCTGACCACTATCGAAGGAGAAATATGTCTTCAGTTGAGTTTCAGAATCTTTGACACCCGTAATAGACACAACATCAAAGACATCAACTTTGCCTGCAAGATACAGGACACTATTGTTGTATTGATCAGTTGTCAATCCCGCAAAGATTCCTGTAAATCCACCGGCTGCTGTGGCTCCAATGTTTTCCGTGACAATAGATTTGTTACGGCGCAGATCGGGATAATCGATAGCACGAACATCAATCGATGTGACAACATAAATCTTCTCACCAGAAACAACTCCAGGTCCAGTCAAAGTCAAATCGAGTTCTTGGTCGTTCTTTCTGTAAGCAGTTCCACCTACGGGTAAACCACTACGAGTGAAAGCCATAACATCTTCATCAGGAATAACTGTATAATCTTGCGGGACTGAGAATGCAACATCTGTAGCACTTGCGGTGTAGTCAGTAATGTTAACAATACCCCTTGAACCGTTAGGACCGACAGATGGGAAATTTCCTGCGCCGAGAGTAACTTCAAAGAATCCCGCTATCGAATAATTTGCATCTGTAACTGTCTTTCCTCTGGTTCCAGTCGGATATTCAAATAGCAAATTGCTATTCTGTAAATTGATTAGCCCATTGCTTCCAGTAATTGAAAATGCATGTGCTGTGCCTGATGACGCATGGTGGATTCTAGTAACATCGTCAAATGATGCTGTTCCTGCCATCTCAACATTGAAGAGATGCAAGTTATACACGCCGCTTGCAACATCATACGGCTCTATCCAACGGAGTCTTGCGGTTCCAATCTCATTTCTTGCTGCACCCGACGCACCCCTACCAAGATAGACAAGTTGCTCATCATCAAATGCAATTCCAGTAAGAGAGTTTGCTATGTTTGTGAACTGAACTCTGCAATATGGGCCAAGAGTCCTGTTAAAGTACTTCTCTGATATTGTTCTAACATGTTCCGCATCTCTTGCGGTATCAATTGGAAGACGAGTCACACCTTGGGTTTCAAATTCATAACCAAAGATGTATGCCTTACCAGGCTCAAGATCGGCAAACAAATTTGCGGTTGCGCCATCATTACTAATTCCAGGACCATCAACCATATTCAATTCGAATGGACGAACTGTGTAGTTTCCTGATTCATCGTAGGTGCGACGAGCGAGGGTGTCCTCAAGCACTGCATAGTCCGGATACTTCTCAATTTTGATTGGGCTTCCGTCAACAAGACGGAGGAACTCAATGAAGTCTTTTCGGGAGAAGTTATCTGTTGCACTAGTATTTGCCGCAGTAAATCCATATTGAGTGATGTTGAGATCAATCTTAAATCTATCTGCGCCGGGAGCGTTATAGTTGTAAGAACCAAATGCAGGATCGTTAAGACTCGTATCATCTTCAGCCTGAACAAACCCCTTAACTACATTGAACCCCATTCTTGTAGTGGGTCTCTCATACATGCGTACCTGTGTGCCTGCGGCACCAGATAAAGAGTATGCACCTAAAAACTGTGAATCATTCAGAACAAAGAATCCCTCGGTGAAGCGAACACCACGATCAACAGACACCACAAGAGCATTTCCTGTGGGCGGAACAACACCTGATGTGGCTCCCGTGATACTTGCTGTGATGTATGTTCCGTTACCAGCAGTACCACCAATGTAATCGCCCCATGCGAATGCAGTTCCACCCTCTAGATATTCAAAGAAGACGATTGGGATGTTGTCAATCGATGAGGCTGTATATCCATCTTCTGTATGAACGATTTTTGCTTTTGCTTTACCACCGGCGGAAACGATTGTTCCTAGTAAGTCAGCGACATCGTTTGTTCCTGACAATCCGGTCACACGGGCAAATCTCAGACTGTTGACAGTAATCTTGCCATCAAGAACCATGCTTCCTTCTTCAAAGACATGGTTTCCAAACCGCTCAATTTGGTTCTGTAGAATCGTCTGTATCTGAGTCAGTTCACGACCCTGAACACCAAATCCCGGTCTGAACATGACACGGAGGAACTTCTTGCTTTCGCTGAAGTCATCGTAATAAGGATCGGTATTGAACAGTTCTGGAATGTATGATGGCATTTTTTACCTTAACTTTAGAAGTCGATGACGAGTTTGATCTCTTCCCTCTGCTCTATCTCTCTCTGAATGGGCTTTATATTCTGTATGTATAGGACTTCGCCGGATCTATACTTAAGTTCACCAAGGTGATCAACTGAAAGAATAGATCCATTCACCGTTACTGTTGTTCCAGATGCCCCGAATGCTGTATAGTCCACTAATTGACCTTTGATTATGTCTCCCTGAACACCGCCAAGGCGCAAAGTACCACTTGTTCCTCCTGTTGCGGGGGTCCAATCAACAACATACCCATTTCCCTCGGTGGATCCCGTAACAAATGACACAAATGCATCTCTGAAGAAAGTATCATCTTCGAATCCTTCACCGTAAATTGTTAAAGATGAAGTGAGATCGTATGTTGTAGGTGCACAGCAAATTTCCGTATCAATTGCATAAATTTTGCCCTGACCCGTGGACCCATTTGATCCAGAGAAATACGGTTCAGTCTGCAACACAGTCTCGCCAATATAAAACTTGCCCTTCGGATTTTCTAGTTTTAGGGTTCCAAATAAAAGTGTTCCGCCAGAAGCAAGCCAGTCACAAACTTCTCCTGAAGATCTAGACTGAGGGATGTTAACTCGCTTGTTTCCAACTCCATGTGCAAAATATTTGCGGCGATAGTCACCACCAACTGATAAGAATTCTCCATTTTCAGGAGTCAATGTCAAATTCAGCAAATGACGGCCTTCGGATCCGGCGACAGTCTTGTTTACAACATCGAAAATTGTGAGACCCGACATTGTTGCACCCGCAGCGAATGTTCCACCACGAATATTAGTTATAACTAGTTCGCTTGTCGCAGTAACTCCAGAGTATCCCGGACACCACTCCACAACCTTACCGTATGGTGCACCATATGCTCCTGTCATTTGAGTCGCCGTTGCACCGACAGTAAATGTTCCACTTAGTCCAGGCTGATAGAACTTGATTCGAACTTGCTTCTCGGATAAAAGAGGATTGCGTAGAATTCCAAACTGACGGAAGTCATTGTCAGTATCTACCTTACCTCCTTCATCTCTTTCGTAGTTCTTTACGATCATATACGATGCTGCTCCCAATTCACGGAGAGGATTAGCACCATGACCGCCTGGTGGTGGAATGACTGCATGAAGAACTTTCTTCAGATCGCTATACTCAAAAGGAGTGGTTGAGACTATCGTGGTCAATCCCTTGGGAATGTTCAATTCAGCAAATGTGTAATTTCTACCACCATCAACAATCTCAATACTCTTCACATATCTTGGTGCCACAATGCTACATTCGATGTCAGCATCGGCAGTCTCCCCGAATTTCACTTGAAAATCCGCAGTTTTTATATTAGGATTATTGGTGTTTTGATATGAAGTGCCATCACCTTTAACTGTGATTCTTGGTTGAATACTAAAGAATGACTGTTTTGCGGGATCCGAGGTTCCCGACAATCCCAAAACCAAAGGGTCTATGAAGACTCTGGCTGTAGTCCCTTGCCATGTGTAGTCTTTGATTACTCTTCTCTGCCCTTGTCCAGGACCACCATCAAACGAAATAATCATGTCCTCATACAGAGTTGAATCCGGTGTCAGTTCAGGTGAAGCAATTTGCACTGTGGTTGCACCAGCAACAGCATTCAAGGTCACTAAATTCGCACTCGATGGGAGAATACATGATGCCGTGCTAACCCAGTATGCCTTTGCCGCCTCGTCCATATACGCAAATTCAATTTTGCCATCAACTGCTGCATTTTGAACTTGCCATTGAAGAAATCTATCGTCATTCGGACGAAGCGATTCAACAAATTCAACAGGAATGTAACCGATTGCTCCAACACGGGTTTTCGTTAAAAATTTTCTCTTACTTTCAGGTATTTGATATAGGAACTTCCACCTATATCCGTCACTCAATTTACGAATGATTGTGTCCGTATGTGTGGGCGGAACCGTGGATGGTTCTCCAAGATTATTGTCTATACAAACATAAACCCGTTCATCGTCCACTAATGCATAAAAATTTGCGGGATCAACATCATCAAATAGATCTATATTGTTTCTGTAAGGTTGATATACCGCACCAGGTTCCCAATCTATTCTCCTAGTGACCATTGAGCAGTCGGAGCGGTTTATTCTTTTTGCTGCTATAAGACCTCGCCAGAAATCTGTTTCATCCTGAACTGAGTCTACTGACTGTGGTGGAACATCGGACCCTGTTGTTCCCCAAGGAGTAATCTTTCCAATGCAAAGGAAGAAGTTTTCATCCGAAAGATCACTGTACTCATCCAGTATCGTGTCGGCTATGAAGCGTCTGTGGTTCTGACGAAATGGATCGCAACTTGGCATACTTTACCTATTTAGAGGACAATTTTGGGCTGAAACATTGATCATTTGACTATGTTATGTTTATTGGTCATGCTGTCGAAAAACACTTCTTATCAATACAGTTGATACATTTGAGCATCTTCAATCTTAATTTATCTGAAAGAAGTGGGTCACCACCTACAGCGGAGGGTATATTCCCTGTTGTTATGAAACTGAGGCATGAAAAAAGTCTCATTATCATCATCATCTTTTTGAAATTTTGAACCGAACAACATGGATTATTTGTGTTCCAGTTTGAAGACCCATTCTGCTCTGCATTGTGTTCTGCTACTGCTGCGTAAAATCTACGAAAACACTCTATTATTTCATCAAGTTTGATTTTTCTGTTTGCTCTATTCCCCGGCAAACTTGGACCAATTGGAACCCCGTCAGTAGTTCTGGGCCAGTTGAAGTCTTTATCACTGTATGGTATAATCTTCCAAATATCTAACTCACAATCTCCAAATTTCAGATATGGGGGGATCATTGTGGGGAAATCGCTATTTGCATCGTTATACCTATTTAAGTCTTCGGGAGATAAAGTGAGATCACTAGGGTGCCAATAGGGTTGCCACGGGCGAAGGCAATCGGGAACAAGAGTTGTCCAAATATAAATGAACATGCCAGCACACGGCATTTCCATTGGATTGTTGCCCCCTTCCACACCGCAACAATCTTGATTTACGCCTGGGCCAACAGGTATGCCAGGAAAAACTTGTTCAAACCCATCTCCTCTTGGATCTTGAAAGGCAAGTTTTGCTATCTGATTTCTGATGTATGCTGCGTTTATTTCGACCATTGGGTCATCCTTTCAAACAAACCCAATTGGGTCTTGTGCTTGCCCCGATATACTAGAAACAATTCTGTCGATTTCCGAATCTGTAGAACCACTTGCATCACCGACGATTTCGGGACTGGTGCAGTAAAACTCAAATACTACAGTATCTGAAATTCCTTGTATTGGTTTACCATTACTGTCCGTCACTTCTACCTTCAGAGAATAAGGTCCATCAGTTAGATTCTGAAACAGACAGTTTCTAGCGTTGATGTTTATGACTTTTGTTTCACTCCTTGTACCTGAAAGAGTGAACCTAATTTTACTTGCCGCCGTGACACCAAACCTTGGCAAATTTTCATAGTTGGTGATCAGTATTCTCGCATCAAATTCACATCTACCAAAAGTGGAGATTATCTGTGCATTTAGCGGGTATATCGTTGAAACAATCGGTCTAGCATAGCGGACTCTGTCTTCCGTCCTACAATCGAACTCATTTCCTATTGGCATATTGAAGAATGATCTCGCAGTAATCTTTCTAAATGCAGACTGACTATCATACTTCAAAAGGGCATACTTCTTTTCAACTGCGGAAGTGCCAGATGCGCCATAGAAATCTGAGTCCCATCCTGCGGGTGGGCCTCCACCTGTTGAAGATGTCCACTCAGGCCATTGCATAAAATCGGCAATCTGACTCTTCCATACCTGTGCGACAACTATGTCGCTGATCTTTCTGTTTGGATGCTCATAGATGATCCAGAATGGATCTGCATACTTGTAGCCCGTAAGTCCGAGTGGTGTGAAAGATGGTCCTGTAGCCTCCACAAAGGGTATTACATTGGCTATAGGATTACCCTGTTGGCGAGGAACAGGCGTTATACCCACTGCCTGTATTAGAGAGTCGTGTTTAGTGGGATTGTAACCAACATGAACATTGTATCCCGATGACGCTCCTGTGCCTGGAATAGAGAACCAGTCAGGCAAGTTGTCAAATGTGTTGAATGTGTACGGTGCATAGTGTCCAATGATTGGAACTTCAAATCTGATGAGAGCAGACGAATTGTCCAAATCCTCACGGGCACATCGCTTGATAAGAACTTGCCCGAACATTGCTGTACCGGCAGGATGAACTAGTTTTCTTACCGACTCTCGATATTCATCAATCACTATTTCCGCTTTGAGGACATATGAGTAGTCTTGATAGTAGTGATTGTCTTGAAGAACTTTGTTTGTGCTGAGTCTACCATCGGTATTGATGTAGTAGCCCTCATATTCACAAACAGCAGATGTATTTGCAACTCCTGCAAATCCAGTTCCACCTAGAGATTCTATCGTCAGATTTGGACTAGAAAGATAGTTGATCCCAAAGTCATCCATTTTGACTCTGCGTATTGCACCCGAACTAGTTACAAGTGAAACTGATGCTCTCGCACCCTCACCACTATCTCCAGTCGCTGGTGTAAAAAACAATTTGTCTCCAACAATGTATCCAGATCCGGCATTAGATACTGAGACCGAACCAACAACATCATACACTCTAAGTTCGTGTAGTATCTCACCTGAACTTGTTTTGAAATCTATACCTATACTTCCAGGACTGAAAGAACCATTTCTTCCAAGAAGAACTAGTTCAGCAACATCATTTTGCCCTTGTCTATAGATTGAAATTTCAAGGACTTTTCCTGATGATACTATCTGCCCCATTGAATTTGTCTGATAGACAATTCTTCCAATAGACTCAAATATCCTATCGCCTAAAGTGTTGGTGACTTTGATAGAAGTTTTTTGTAACCATTTCCCATCCGATACTCTTAGGATGTCCTTTTTAGGGTAGTAAAATTCTACACCAGTGTCATACAAAATTCTGAACAAGAACTCATAAGATTTCTCTGTGCCCTTTGCTCTATAAAAGGCTTTGATGTTTTTGATTAGTTTTCTGACATCAACTGGTTTACCTGTTTCACTAGACACCGCCAGTTGCTCAGGAAAATCAAATAAGTACTCTTTCTTGAATTGAGTGATGAAATCATTCAAACTCCTGTCAACATCGATCACATCTTGTAGAACCATTGGACTCAAAATTTTTCCGGTTCTATCCTTATTCTGCAACCACTCATAATAAGCATCAATGAATGCGACTAATGTGGGGTGATCCACCCGAACGAATTCGGGAAGGCGACCTGAAACTAAATCGCTTATCTGATTTATCGGAGGGGTAGACATGAATTAATTTGACCTATATGGGTAGGGGAACCCAGCATCACTCGCACTTCTATCGATCACGGTTCTTTCTTTTGATACAACAACATCGATTTCACTCTCATTCATAACAAGAACTTGATTGCGACGAACCAAAACATCTGACTTGTTTGGTCTGACTTTGATTTTTATTTCAACTGATCCATCGGGAATCCCAATCGGTGAGAACGGTTTAACCTCGACTAGTCCCGTTGTATAATTTACAGTTCCTGCTTTGCGATTGAGATACACTCTTTCTTGACCGATTTTCTTATAAATGCGGACATTACCATATCCATCATCATCCAAATAGGCAACAACTGTTGGTTTGTTTATTGCCTCGGATGTTAAATCTTTATGGTAAAACGCCGATGAATCGATTATTGGAGGATATCCATCAATTGGATGGAAGAGTGCATTGTCGAACTTGACTGTATATGGCAATGCCACTCCAAACTTTGGCTCTATTCGCTTTTCAAGAACTACGCTAACTGTGCTACTGTTTATTGCCGAATCTAGAGAATCGATATACGCACTAAATTTGGATTGCCTGAAGTTCTTTCCAAACTGATCCAAGTTTTTATCCCCGAACTCTAGTACCTTTTGTGTAATTCCTGAAACTAAAATGTCAGGTGTAGCAGTCGTTGCTTGGGGATTATAGAATGCCTGTATTGTTGGATTGATGTATGTGACATCAGGATCTACTATTTCAGGAGTAACTGTAACAAGATTTCTCTCGCCCAAGATGGTTCTTGAAATTGCTTGTTTTTCGGTCACCGATAATTTACTAGAGTTTCTTGGTTTGATGGATATGAAAACCTTACCGTACTGTGGAGGATCATTTTCCTCACCGCCCCAAACCAAAAACGATTCTGATCTGAGCGAATACTCTTTTGCGAGAATTGCGAGATAGTCATCAGATGTTACCGCTCGATTCTGTGCTTGGTAATTTCTTGGTGCGTAAAACTTAATAGACTCTACTGTCTCAGGCTCACTGCCACCGTATGATGGTTGAGGGTCACCATCTTCGTCCGTAACTACAGTAACAACATGTTCAGGGTTATTAGATGTAAATGCTTTAAAGTTCTGAGAGTCTGTTGCACCTATTCCATTTCCTCTGTCGCCGTTCGTTGCCAAATACACCATTCTGATAAGATTGCCATTCGAAACTGCTTGACCAACGATGCCATCACCAAAGTAGATTTCCCATTTCCCCGCTTCTGCCTCTTGGACAAAGAAAACTCTAGAGTTACCATCCAATTTGTTTATATCATTTACTCTCGTCCAAATTTCATCAAATCCTTCATTGTCATTGACAGACCGTTGGACCTTAACCACAAGTGTGTCTATGTCAATATTTGAATCGTCAATCAAAAACCTCTGAAGAGAATCTTTTGTGTTGACAATAAATGATGCAGTTTTTAAAGTTCCCTCATAAAGTGTCACATCAGTAGCAAGAAATCTGCCTCCAACAACACGGAATCGATAGTCATCCAAAGAGACAAATGAAACAGTTTTACCTAAAGCATCTCTCGATGTGAATGTCGATCCGGAAATTACATATTCCTTTCCTGCGGTGACCGAAACTCCAGCAGGCTCGACTCTTCTAGATGTAATTGGAACTAATTCAACATTTACTAAAATCCTTGCTGCTTTTTTAGATCTTGGTCTATAGTCTAAATGTTTTGCAAGAGAGACAACAGAATTTCTTACTACAGCAGAATCAAGAAAGGCTTCATTTGCAACCATGTTTGCATAAAACGCTTGGTAGTGAGTGTTGTACGCCAACAAGTCAAGTAAGATATTCATAGTGGAACCTTCAAAGTCATAGTCTTTGAATTGTTCCTGTCCTCTAAGATAATCTTTGAGGCTTCTCTTTATTTGATCGAAATCAAGTTCACGGATCGGGGTGTTTGCCATTATCGTGTCCTCTGTAAAGTTAGTTCTGCGGTAAACACAGTAGATACATTTCTAATTGTGTAAAGAACCTTTACGCTGACTATATTTTTGTCGATGTTATACTCTAAGTTGATAACGGTTCTTGTGACTCTTGGCTCGTACTTCTTAATGACTCTTGCGATCCTTCTTTTGATTTCCTCTAAGATGATCGGATCTGCATTTTCGAATAGTAAGTCAGATATTCCAGAATTGATTTCTGGATGAAAGGGCTTCTCATAAGACTTGAGAAGAATCAAATTCTTTAGTGCTCTACGAACTGCTTCGTCGCCTCTCTTTAGAACAACATCATTTGTGAACAAATTTCTCTGAAAGTTGATGTCTAGGTCTGCTGAGTTTTCATTGAATTCAGGCACGATTAACCTCCACAGAAAACATTCTGAGAACCTGTGGCAGTAGCGGAACCACAGCAAACTGGATCTCCAATCCGAACTGCTTGTCTACTGTTGACAAATACAGTAGAGGATCCTCTGCAAGTCACGCTGCTATGACACCCGCCACAGCAATGGACTTTCCACGAATCCCCTTTGCGATGCCATCCACGACTGTTTACAATCACATTAGAGGATGCTGACCGATTCGGTCTAGGTGGATAGCATCCGTGTCCTGTGCAAATATCTCTTAATCTGTGAACTGGTGGCATTCTTTTCCTTTAGAAGATATCTTCCTCATATTCGTCACAGCCCGGTCCCACAAAGAATCCCTGTTCTTTCATGCTATCCAAATAGGACTGATTGTTCATATTTAGGAGCATCCTATCACGCCGCAAAGCCCAATTTGTTCTGATATGAAACACAAACTCTCGGTCAGAGTAGTCAGAAGTGTTTCCCGAATCGAATGCCCTGACAGTAAAGAAAACTTTTCCGCCGCCTATGGACCCGTCTAAGTAATCGATTTCGGTGAACTCTTTTCTCTCAATGAATCCAAACCGATTTGGATTTATCTCCTGTAGGGTGTCTATCTGTCCCGTCATGCTTCCTGTGTCTATATCAAATAATAGACTCGGTGGAAATTCTCCACCAATAATCGCATACTTAATCGGTCCACTCGCAGTTGGGCAACATTGCATAGGAATCTCATCGGCACCAGCAAAGGGGGGATCATAAGTACCACTAACAACCGAATCTAGACATCGGGTGTAGTTTGCTTCGACTCTAATGTCTATACATTTGCCGACATACTGCTTTTCGAAGATTGGTTTTCTGCCAAATGTTCTGCCTGAATCTGTCCATGTGAATCTACAGTTCTCTGCTGTTGGACCAAATCCAGTTGTGTTGTAGTTTGGACCAGTCCCCAATCCAGGATAGTAATACTCTATAGGGTACTGACCACTGTGTACCATCGGCATGATTAGAACTCCCCGCCGTCCAAAACAAATGGAGGATCAGGTGAGAGAAATGTTGGTGGATCGACAACTACCTGTGTATCTAAATTCAATAGAGGGAATTCTGTTGACAGAACCTCTCTTAATTTGCTCGACTGCTCAACAGAGTACTTCAGTTTAGTTCCAAGTTCCTCAAATACCATGTTGCCTGTGGCGACAAGAGGTGCCAACAGAGTGTTCTGCATAAGAAGAGAACTTTCTTCACGGTCTAATGGTCCTCGGTTGAATGATTGGGGCTGCTCTTGCGTCTGTGTCCCGAATCCACCGCCGAATGCGTTACTGTCAACTTGGCTTGGTGTGGGTATTCCGAAAGCAACATCATCCACAGATGCGACATTTGGAAATATAGTCACGGTGTTTTCGATGACTAGTGATGGATTGTCAAGGAGTTGCTCGTTCACTAATGATTCATCTAGTGTCGAAGGAAGATCGACATTAGGAGACTCGCTCAGTCCCAAGAACTCTGCTGATTTGACCTTTTTGCTTTCTTGTTCGGGAAGAACTACACCGCCGACAGTAAGCGACGGTGGCTTTGTGTCTTTAACATCAGGTGGATTTCTTTTGAATGGTCTTCTTCCAAGCATTTTATTACCTACGCCTACTGAATACCTTGCGTATTGTGCTTCTCAATCGTGTCAAGAAAGTTTGTATTTTTCCGGCAGATGATCCATTTGGATTCAGATCTATTCTTGGTGCCACAAACAACATGTTCCCTTCACTGGCTGTTGTATATTTACCCTTAACTTTATGAAGGAAGTTACCTTGCGTTTCCATGATTGTGTTTCCTTTTACAAGGACTCGCATATCTCCTTCGACCTCGATCTCAAGGTGTCCACCTTTACCCAAATCTTTACCCACACGAATCTTCATCAACTTGTCTGTATTCCATGTAGTATTACCACGAACGAGAATCAATCTGTCATTAAGGGTTATGTTCCACTCATTACCAACAACCTTGTGAACCTCACTTCCGTTCGGATGCACTTCGTTGAATGTCCCTGATCTGTGGTATGTGTGTAGTCTTTCGGCACCCGGTGTGTCATCCACTTCAAAGATGTGTCCTGACTGAGATTCAGTAACATGATTGAATGGATATTTTGCTGCATATGGGGTATAAGGCTCTTCCCATCCCCCATAGAGTGCGGTGTCACAAGCAACGATTTCATCTTTCTTTTTCTTTACCACAGTCCAATCAACATTCTCATTTCGGACAAGACGGTTTGTGTCAGGTTCACCCATTCTACCTTCAATTGGATAGATATTCTGAGGATCTCTGAATCCTATGTTGGTATACATTAGTCGATTTGGTGGTAGAGGCTTTCTGAAATCATTGTATGGAACCGAGTCTGCCTGCTCTTCTTTGTCAGGCTTTTGTATTCCTGCATATGATCCCATGATGAATGGCTGTTGTGCATTTTTACCATCTAGGAAAAAACCTATAACCCAAGATCCCCGCAATACACCTGTAGGAGATCGCCCTATTCCTGTCATAGCAGCACTTGTGATCGGAAGAAGAACCTGTGCCCACGGAAGATCTTCAGTTGGTATACCAGTCTGTGTTTTGTTTTCTGTGTGCCAACCCAAAACTCTAACACGAACTCTACCCATCTTAAGTGGGTCATCTATGTCCTCTACAACGCCATGCCACCAAACAAAATGGTCCAATCCAACATAATCTGCTCTATCGGTACTCATTTCAAATCCTTCTCTTTCTTGTCAGGCAAGTACTCATAGTACGAGTCTCTAGAGATAGTAACACGCATTGTGTGCAGACCTGATGTATTAACACCAGTGACATTATGCAATATGGATGTAATCATGTACTTCCCCGACAGGTAAGCATCTAAGAAGTCAGTTTTATCTTTGGTGTATTCCTGAGAGAAAAATTCTAAGTTTACTATGTTGCCAACACGAAGAGTAGAATCTCCATAAACATCAATCACCATAGTGAGAGCGTTCATCTGATTTAGCAAAGACTGTCTGTTCTGTGATCTGTCTATAAAACTAGTGTCATCAAGATATTCATATTGGAAATACGATTTCGGATAGTACTTCATATGTGACAAATACCTATCCTGAACAGGATCATCAAACGAAATCATTCTTCCATCATTTAAATGTGGAGTCTCTTTGAATTCGGACTTATATGAATAAACATTTCCATAGTACGATTTAGTAGTCACCTCATGTACTAACATGCTAGATGCGTAAACACCCAAATTAGTCTCTTTGAGTTTGTCTCCTAAATCTTTTATTGCGTAACTTGTGATGTTTCTGAGTTCTGACTCGATCATTCTTTCGCCTGATTGAGATCTAAATCCACCTGGCGCAGATTTGTATGTGCACACAACTGGTGCTTGTTTGAGTTTTGAAAGAGGGACGAAGTTAACTGCATCTAAATTCTGATAGAAGAGATAATCCGCAATCGATGGATTCTGTTCTGAAACAGATCTATGTGCAAACCAGTTAATTGAGTAAAGCGGACTCCAGTTTGTTATTATTGCAGTTGAGTGTCCAAATGTTTTATCTGAAATTAGACTAGGTAAATTTGGATCGACCCTAACCATATCCGAATAGACACTTTCGACCATTTCGGAGTACGACATATTTCTCATTACTCGGTTCAACTTAAATCTAGTTGATATCTCTGCAATGTGTGAAACAAATTCAAGTCTGACACCAATTGCATTAGGAGCAACACCACGAACGAATGTTGAAATTTTGAATATCTTGAATCTGACTGTTCTAGGAAGTACATCAACACCAGGAGTGTAGAATGTGATGTATATGTCTTCGTTACCAATAATTGGCGTGTTCTTCACCAAATTCTGTGAGTCCGAAAAGACTATAGATCCAGAAAGATAATTGGAGTATATGTCCTCATAAATCGAGAAGTCCGTGGTCATGCTCTTGATGTTGATCTCAAATCCTGTATATGACACAATTCTGATCTCATCTACAATGACATCTCCTGCGTGATATAGTTTGTCAGAACTAAATTCAGCCAATGAAAATCTTCCTTAGATCCTTTACCACCACATCCATCAGTTCGGGTCTCATGATTTTGATCGTTCGCTTCAAATCATTCTTGGTAACTTCGTGTTGATAGTTTGAAACAGAAACTACAGTTTTACCTGGAAGAGGCAAAACCTCTGATCCATAAACAGCGTAGTAGTCAAGTATACTTGCATCTAAAAGTGCTCCATCGCTATTCTGTATAAGTGCATGATGGTCTTGTGTTTCCCCTGTATCTGCATTTTCAAAATGGTGAACTGCGTACTTGTTATCGTCAACAACTTTACCAACAGGTGCCTTGATCACAAAGCCATCACCACGGTCATGAACCAAGTCCGTAAACTGACTAGTTGGATCTGTAATGTTTGGAGTCACTTTAAATGACGCTGTGCTATCTTGCCGTATCACAATCTTGTAGAGGTTCGGATCCCAAGACATAACCGTTCCTACAGCATTACCTTGCGTAACAGTTCCTCCAACTTTATACCAAATACCGTCAAATAGTCGATTTGACTGCGGAACGCCTCCGATGCTCATAAGGACTCTTCTTAAATCGATGAAAAGAGTCTTTCCGCTATACTGATTACCAATAGCGTTATTCAAATCTTGTGTTGATAAAGGCCATTCAAATATGGGATCAATTATCTCATTGAAAAGCAAGATCAACCAATGCATCTCAGATTGTCCATATACTTTATAAGCGACTGTGTCCGGTCTTTCTCCATCCTTTATAGTATAATTCAAGTAAGCGGCCTGAGTTCTTTTGATATAGTCTATGATTTTGGCTCGGACCAAAATGTTTCTAGAGTTAACCTGTTTCAGTTTACCTCCGACAAAATCAGGGTAATTGAAAGTGGGCATTTCTGAGAAATAAGGCATCGATCACGCTCCTTGTTCTGTGATACTTTGTTGCGTGAGAATTTCCAATTCAGTAAATTCAAGGTCTAAAGTCACCTTGGTGGCATTCACCATACCTAGTGGATCTGGTTTAGTCGTAGTGAATGTGTTTTCACCGTAGATCAGATTTATACCTGTGAGGGCACACTTTCTAATTTTTGGTAACCTAATATTTTCCTTGTTCTGATACAGAAATGATATGTCAAACTCAGCAGGAAAGTCCAAAAACCTTCCTGCGGGAGATTTCTTGGGATGACCATATGCTTTGAATACTCTGATTATGTTGTCTATTGACTGCGCTTCCGCATATGATCTGGGAATCAAATTGAATGTGAACTTGAAAGTTCTTCTGCCTACTCCCTTGAATAGGTGCACAACATATGGGTTTTCAATTTGACGAAGTTTTTGAGATAGGTCTGTAAGTAATGCGTCTTTACCGCCAAGTAACTCAGTAACACTATCTGCTGCTCTGACAGCAGCAAAGCCTATTTTTCTCGCTATCTCCGCCTGTACTGCTCCACCCTCTGCTGTCTGCGTTTCTGTCAAACTCCTGAGTAGTTTTGCAACCTCTAAACTGGATTTGTCGGAATCCTGATAGTCGAACTTATATCCAAAGTTCAAAGCACCAGGTAGATAAAGATATACCGTAGAAACATGCTGTGTTAATCCTGCTAAACCAGTTTGCTCTTCTGTAAATGTGTCTCTTCCTGTATTTGCATTAGTTTCGTCATAACCACCAAGCAAATCGTTTGCACTTAGAGCCTCAAGAAATGGAGTTGAAGCAGCACCAAATAGACCAAGAACTTGTTTTGAACTAAGACTCCCGTCATTTCCCCCTGCTGACTCAACTATATCCTTTGCAAATTTGTCTTGTATGAAACGCCTTCTGTTGAGATTTACCCCACCAGTCTCATAGATGTCGAACCTAATTGAAAACAGGTGATCTTGAGATGTGCCAAGATCGATAGGATATACTAAAACTGGAGGTGCTGATCTCGTTTCTTCAACGATACTCCTATCAAATAATTCACCATAACTTTCAGCACCATAATCTAGTATCTGTCTACCTTGATCCAAACTCCAATTTACAGCATTGTCTATTGCTCCACCGGCGGGATACAGAGAGGATACTGATGGAAATTTACCACCAAGACTATTAGAGAGGTTTTCTAGCATATAACTTATTTAGTTGCAAATTGATAAATATCTTGGAGGCGCACCATCAGAAGGTCAAATGAAAGTTACAAGGGCAAGTATCGTCCAAGAAATACTGAAAAGTATAAGGGCGATGCTTCTATTTGTTACTACCGATCTTTATGGGAGAGGAAGTTCATGGTTTTCTGTGATGAGAATTCATCCGTTCTGGAGTGGTCATCTGAAGAGATAGTGGTTCCTTACATTTCTCCCATAGACGGCAAGGTACACAGGTACTTTGTTGACTTTTGGGCTAAAGTGAAGACCAAAGAAGGGTCTATCAAAGAGTATCTGATAGAGGTAAAACCTAAATCCCAAACCAAAAAACCAGAACTTCCTAAGACAAAACGGATGTCAAGATCAAAAATCACTCAAATGAGAAACTGGCTTGTCAACAGTGCAAAATGGTCAGCGGCAAAAAATCTGTATGAAGACCGTGGGTGGGAGTTTAAAATCCTAACTGAAGACAATCTGTTCTCAAAAACGGACAAGACATGAGCAAAAAAGAAGTAAACAGAGTCTTAAATCAATTTAGCAAGTCCGGCAAAGATATCTTTTCCGACCAATCGACTATTTGGTTGGCGAAAAACCTGTCGAAAATTCAGACACAGATGAGACAGGAACAATACAATAGAAAACGACCATCAGTATCTAGCCCTAGCAGTTTGGAAGAAGGAAGTATGCTATTTTTTGGCTATGATCCTAAAACTAAACAGAAGTTGCAGTTTTGGGACACATTTCCATTAGTTGTTCTTCTACACAAACAAGGAAACTCATTTTTGGGACTAAATCTGCACTATTTGAGTCCCAACCTCAGAGCGAATTTTCTCAATAGTCTTCTCAAATACGCAGACAACCCTGAGTATGCAAACAATCTCGATGCGAAAATGGAAGTCACCTATTCGCTCTTGATTAGACTACCTAAATTGAAACCCTTCAAAGCCGCAATCAAAAGGTACTATCTCAGTTCGATAGTCACAAAAGTCAATACGATTCCTTCGAACGAATGGAAGTATACCACATTCATGCCGCTCGAAAAATTTCAGGGGGCTACCCGTGAAGAAGTGTGGGCATGGGCTAATAAATACATTAAGTCATGACGGCTAGATTTATCGACAGTTTCATCGCTAATATGAAATACAAGGGATTTGCGAAAGCAAATCGCTACCTTGTTCTCGTTGAACCGAATCCATATGTTGCATCTAAGTTGGGATTTAACGCCAGCACAATAAAGCAGAGACTGGCAATGACATGCTCATCTGTGGCACAGCCTTCAAAGTCTTTCATGACACACGAAATGTCAGTAACTCAACCAGTAAGACTGATCCCTTACGGTATTAACACCAACAATTCGGCAGGAGTTTCTGTTGAGTTTAATGTTCTTGGTGACTATTTCGAACAGAACATATTTCAGATATGGCAAAATCTCATTATAGATCCGGTAACAAAACAGCAATCGTATTATGATGATTATGCCAAGGGATCCTCAATGATTATTGCACAAGTACCAAACAATATCTCCTCTTACGAGGAGGGACTAAAGGCACTTGTTGAAACGGAGGAAATCTCCGGATTGCGACTATCAGAAATCTACCCTTACAATTTCACCGTAAATGGAGGGTCGCAAAATTACGCATCGGCAACTGAACCACTAAAGATCAAAGTGGATTTCATGTTCCGTGAAATTACCGAGGTGAAAGAGCCTAAACTCTCAGACCCAAATAGCGGTTTAATACTAGTGGATGAAAATGGAAATCGATTGGAACAAGAGATACTTCGTCTAGGATCGCTATTCCTGTCCCAATCACAAGGATTCTTAGGACAAATTTTTTGAGTGAAACAAGGAGAACACAATGAGTACACTATCAAAACTGATACCCACAACGCCATCTTATGAACTTACTCTTCCGAGTAATCAAATGAGGATTGAATATCGTCCTTTCCTAGTCAGAGAGGAGAAGATACTCTTAATCGCATCAGAGTCAAAAAACGAGAAAGAAATACTCAGAGCGATGCAGGATGTCGTAGCCGCATGCACTTTTGGAAAGTTAGATGTCTCAACTGCTGCCATGGTTGATATCGAGTACCTATTCCTCAAGATACGAAGCAAATCAGTTGGTGAAACTGCAAAACCCTCTGTGAAGTGCAAGAAGTGTAGTAAAGTCAATTCAATTGAAATCGCAATTGACAGTATTGAGCCTGTTTCCAAAGACATACACAATAAGAGCATAGAGATATCCAAAAATGTGATCATTGAAATGCGCTATCCCAGAATCACAGATATCGAAAAAGTTCAAGGTGTGAAAAGCGATGCTGAGAAATTACTAAATGTAATAGCCATCTGCATTGAAAAGATACACACCACAGACAACACATTTGTAGCAAAAGATCTTGACAGTAAAGAGATAATTGAATTCATTGACAACCTAACTCAGAGTCAATTCAAGATGCTATCAAAGTTCTTCGAAACTATGCCTCAGATCACTAAAGATGTGAGTTATACATGTAAACATTGTGGGAGTGAAGAAACAGTTCATCTAAGAGGTGTTCAAGATTTTTTCTCATAACGACCTCTCATGACAGTCTTCTGAACTACTTTGAGACTAACTTTGCCATGATGCAACATCATAAGTACTCTTTGACTGAAATTGAAAACATGATTCCATGGGAGCGTCGAATATACATCGAACTTCTAATACAACATCTGAAGGAAGAAAAAGAGAAAATGGAAGCAGAAAGAATGCATAGACAACAGTAAAGGTGAAAGATGCCCGACCCAGGTGAATTCAATCCAAACAACAGAATAGCACCAGGAAGTGATTCTGCCGAAAGACCGGACTTTCGTGCGGAAAGTGCTATATTCAACAAACAGTTACAAACTCAAGAAGAGCAAACTAAACTGTTGCGTGAAATATCAGATCAGTTACTCTCAAATCAAAAATCGGTAGAAGAAACTCTCAATAAGGCAAATCAATCGTCAGAGTTTATTGCCAAAATACAAAGTGAACAGAACAGATTTCAGACAGAAAATTTTGCAAGAATATCGGAAACTCAAAATCAACTTGCACAAAGTCAAGAATTAGTATCAAGATCGGTATCTTCATTTACTCCAACCGAACAGGGTGCAGAAGATTCAACTTCTGAATTTAAAAAGTTCATTGAAGCATTTAGATCATCTGAATTCGGAGACATTCAATCTGAAGGTCAACCTAGAGAACAAGTCGAGATCTTTAGAAATATTGAATCTAGATTGGCTGAACAAAATGATGCGATAGAAGGTGATATTCGTAGAAGAATAGAATCTGAAGATGAGGCCGATGCGTTACCCCTATGGTTCAGAGAAGTTGCCCCTGAAATACAAAACATAAGTGAAAATATTGAAGAGATCAAAGAGAATACTGAGGGTGGTATTTTACGATTCATTTTCAACATCCTCAAAACAATAGCAATAGCGTTTGTGGGGCTGGCCGCTGTAGGAGGTGGGTTATACCTGTTGCTGAAAGGCAATTTCCTAGAAAGTTTAAAAGAATCAATAGGTAAAGCATTAGGAGGATTATTTGATTTTGCTAAGGACAAGTTCAAAGAGATGTTCCCAAATGCAAGTGAATACATTGAAGGTGCGTTAGTAAGTATAAGTGAATACATTGAAGGTGTGTTAGTAAGTATAAGTGAATACATTGAAGGTGTGTTAGTATCTGTGACGAATAAACTGGAAGACATGTATTCATTTGTAAGTCAATTCATTCAAGACAAAATAAAGGACATGTATACGAGTGTAAGTGAATACATTCAAGACAAAGCAATGTCCATTTTGACTTCGGGTCTTGGGTCTGCTAAAGACATGTTCATTCAATATGTGAAAGGACTATTTTCTGAGGGCGGTCTTATTGGATCTGCCCTCATAGAAGGTGGAACTTTTTTGTCAGATCTCGGTAGAGAGATTCGTGCTATATTCAGAATAATTAGTCCACCAGAACTAGTCAAATCAATCATAGGTTCTATTACGGGAATTTTCGCTGAAAGTGGGATTGTAGATGTAGTCGCAGATTTTAGTGAACGGTTTTTTGGACCTATCGCCAAATATTTACAAGCAGGCCCATTCGGAAGAGTTATATCGTTCTTTGCAAGAATACTAGAATTTATGTCTCCAATACTAAGTTTTCTATCTCCTGTTTTGAACTTCTTGAAGTTCATAGGATCGAAGATATTATTTCCACTCACAATAATCATCACTGTAATTGATGCACTTGTTGGTGCGTTCAAAGGGTTTAGTCGTGATGGCATCAAAGGAATGATTGTAGGTGCTGTAGCGGGAATCATATCAGGAATCACAGGCATATTCGGTATATCATTTGATGCAGTATATGACTATCTAATGAGTTGGGTCAATGACTTCAGCGGAACATTGAAAACTCACTTAAGTGCTTTTTGGAATTTCTTACTTGAATACAATCCCATTTCGATGTTATTCAAGGCAATAGACTGGCTTGTGACATCAGTTGCTGAGATGTTGGGTGTAGACCACATACTAAAAAAGGTCAAAGAGTTCATGGGAATGATATTTGATGGACTAAAGGATTTGGCCTACGGTATTCTTGAATGGATTACCGGAGTTGATTGGTCGAGCGAAGATCCTGTGTCAGAAACTTTAGGAACAGATGCTGAGACTTTGGCAGAAGCGCAAAAAACTGGCGAAGGTGAAACTGCTTGGATTGCAAAGAAAACGGCACAGAATGCTGTAGGTACTATATTTGGAATGGATGATGGTGGACCGATTAGTCTTCCGCCTGATCCTGAGGTGACTGCGCTTCTTGCAAACATGAAAAGGAATCAAGAGACCTCCATAGAAATGTCAGAGGATCAAAATACTTCTATGGGTCAGATGACTAAAGAACTCCAAAGAGCACAAGAAGATGTCTCTAAGACAAATTCAAGTGCAACTGTTATCAATAATAGAACAACTAACAATGTGGGCACACCGTCTGCTTCTAGATCAGAGCCTATAATCATAGCACCTCAATCTTCAAGAAACACAGAGCCTACAATAAGAACTATGCAGTTCGGAGAGCAGCCTGCCTTCTAAAAGAAACAACCCCCTTGCGGGGGCTGTCGGACCAGAGATGCGATCTCTGGTGGGGCCAACACCTTTTACGGTGGGGAGTGAATCACACTCACTCATCTTCTTCCGCTAACTTGC